AACTATGATATAACCCGTGATAACCTGCTTCGTACTCTGCCTGATGTTTTGAAGAACGACAAAAAGATGTATGCTCTGGCAACGGTTATTGCTGACCTTCTTTCCGGCCAGGTGGACGAAATCCGCAAGCTAAAAATCTACTCACAAATAGACAATCTTCCGGAACCGTTGCTTGACATTCTCGCCTATGACTTTAAAGTCGACTGGTACGGATATGATTATGACATCGATGTAAAACGCGCCCAGCTAAAAGACAGCTTCAATGTTCACCGCCACCTCGGGACACGCGGAGCGGTAGAAAGAGCCTTAAGCGATATTTACCCCGGGACCGAGGTTGAAGAGTGGTTTGATTACGGCGGCGATCCATATCACTTCCGCGTGCTGTTGGATGTAACTGATCAGCGCGTGAGCATTTCCCAGGATGAAATCATCCGGGCGATAGAAATGTTTAAGTCCCGCCGTTCACACCTTCAGGACAACAACCTGATATACCGCAGCCGTGTCCGGATTGTCATTGGTGTTACTACAGGCTATGTGGTATATGGAGCGCGTCTGTGCGGTACATATCCTGTACGAGCGACACAAGGCGGCATTAGTGCAAGCGATATTAACCTGGATGCAGACGGAGACGGAGTTGCATATAGTGCACGGTTTTGCGGTACCCCTCTGGGTAGTCTGATGTAAAGGAAGGTGATATAAATGCTTGACTCGGCAGCTTTTGAAGACCTTAATAACTTTATCAAACGAAGAGTAGCGAGTGCCAGGTATCGCGTAGGCTCTACTTATTATCCGGCAACCATAAATGATATTGTAATTCTTCCGACAGGTACCGTGAGGGCGCTGCTGTCAATTATACCTGGCGGGACAGTGACAATTAACAGAGTAGAGCTGTACAACAGTGACGGTAAATTATGGGCACACCAGGATGTCAGTATTACAGTATCGACGGGACAGACAGGTGTGCTTTATTGGTTTGATTTCACCATCACGGAAGGGGAGGTCTAAGTATGTATAATTGGACTAAGTGGCTGGACCATGTAACAAGCCCATCAAACAGGTTCACCGTAGTTGACAACAGAGATGGTACATGGACGATTACTCCAGCCGGAACTGTCATGCAGCAAGGCACGCCACAAGACCAGGTTCGGTTTAATAATATCGAAAACGGCATAGTTGATGCTCATATTGCTATCCAGTTATTGCTGAACTATGCCAGACAGAATCTGCTGGAAATCGAAGTCGGGACGGTAGTATTAACAAATACTCTGGCTTTCCCGTTCAATAACAGCCAGCAGACAATCAGCCTTGCAAATGCTAAGGAAAACAGCAACTATATTGTAATTCCGGAAATCATGTCAGCCGTCGGGAATCCCGGTGAGATAGTGATTTCTGACAAGCTTATAAACGGATTTAAAATAGCTCATACCGGTTCTGCAAAATCCGTTACCGTCAAATACACTGTGATTGGAGGGGTTTTGAAATGATAATTATTGAGAAGAATGAAGGCCCAAAGATTACGTATTCGGTTAATGGAACTCGGGTCACTTTTAATGATGGCCTCACCATTAACCTTGCAAGCCGAGAGCAAGATTGGCCGGTGCATATTGACATCTGCTTTGATGAAGATCGGGCTCTGGTAATCGGCGCAGCTGCCGGACGTGCCTATGTCGCTCAGTTTGATATTCCGGCCAGACGGTATACTGAGGAAGAGGTTGATGGTGAAATACAGCGTATTCCTTTGCCGCTGGATATGGATACCGTGACTTTAACCCTTTGGGCGATTGAGTAAAGGAGGAAATGACGATGCCAAACTTTGATCTTTCAAATCTCGCTCTTGCGGCTGTATGCCCTGGCAATGAGATACTTTACGATGATAAAGGCATGCCCTCTATCATGGTAAAGATACCGAAACAGACATATGCGCAGCTCGGATTAGGTGCATCAACTGCTGTGCACCCTGCTTTCATAGTGAACGGCCAGGAGGTTGATGCTATCTGGATATCCAAATACCAGAATATTGTAGTTAATGGCCGGGCATATTCGCTACCTGCACAGGATCCTCATGTTAATGTCAACTTTGACAATGCTCGTACTTATTGTGAGGCCAAAGGAGCAGGCTGGCATTTAATGACCCGTGCAGAATGGGCTCTGCTCGCGCTATGGTGTAAAAATAACGGATTTTTGCCATACGGTAATAATAACTATGGCAAAGATAGCAGAGAAACCAATTACAAAGCTATACCCACATCTTATGACAGCGGGAAAATTGGTCGCGTTGCAACAGGAACAGGGCCTTTAACATGGAGCCACGACAAGAGCCCTGCCGGCATATGGGATCTGAACGGAAATGTCTGGGAATGGGTCGGAGGAATGCGGCTTGTTTATGGCGAGCTGCAGGTTCTTGTTAATAATAATGCTGCTGATAGCGGTAATTCACAGAGCGCAGCCAGTTCAGAGTGGAAAGCTATTGACGGGATAACTGGAGAATACATTACTCCTAACGGAAGCGGAACAACTGCTAATAGCTTGAAACTCGACTTTGTAAGCAGTACATGGAAGTGGATTACAGGTACAATAAGTGACCAGGTAGATAATTACAGAAGCTGCTTATTTGAATCAGTCACTGCGGATTCATCTGTTGGCGAAAACGCTATTTTATTGCTGAAATCCCTTGCTTTGTTAAAACATGATACAACAGCAGGTGCTTATGAAGGAGATTACTTCTATGCTAACAACGGAGCAGCTGAGCGGCTTTTCTACTGCGGCGGCCGCTGGAACAGCGGCTCCTACGCCGGCGTCTTCTACCTGGGCGGCGGCGCTCCGCGCTCGAACACGGGCACGAGCCTTGGTTTCCGCTCCGCTTATGTAAATCTGCCATCTGTATAACTGTGTTCTGTTAGCTCCGCGATAGCGGAGCTAAACGTAAAAATTTTGGAATAACGAATTACGTTATTTTCTCACAAAATAGCGCATACTCTGACTGTTTCATGTAATATAAGTTCAAGGGAAACGGGACGGAGGGTGAGTGAAACATGGCCGAGGAGTTAAAAATACTCCAAAAAATATTTGACATGATGGAATATGGCTATGGTGCGCTCGCTCAATACCCAAAGTCGGAAAAGTTCGCTCTTGTTGCTGACATTAAGCGCAGCATGGACAGAATGCTGGAGCGAACGATTGAAGCCCATAAAAAGTATTACAAAAAGACCACTTTGCAGGAACTGGACGTAGAAATTATGAAGCTAAAGGCATATCTGAGGCTATCAAAAAACCTTGGGTTTCTGCCTATGAAAAAATATGAGATCTGGTCCGAAAAGGTGGTTGAAATCGGAAAGATGCTGGGTGGATGGTTGAAATCCGTCAATCAACAAAAATCCACTTAACATGGGGAACAGATCGCTGCGGCTTTTCTACTGCGGCGGCAACTGGAACAACGGCTCCAACGCCGGCGTCTTCTACCTGGACGGCAACAATCCGCGCTCGAACACGGGCACGAACCTTGGTTTCCGCTCCGCTTTGCCTCCACGTCAGATATTGCAGACTCACGGGTTTGCATTCAGTACAGAGGTGATAAAGGGATCTGTTTCCCTGCCTTGACGCATCAGCTCAAGGCTAAAAACATTTAGCTGCGTATGCCGCCGGTATTGGTATTACACCAAGAAAGCTGTAAAGCGCAGCCTTTAGGGAGTGGCGCTATGGAAAAGCACAAGCATGTTTTTGAAAGATTTGCAACTTTCGATAATATGTATGACGGATATCTCCTTGCCCGCAGGAATAAGCGGTACAAGGATGAAGTGCTTGCCTATAGCGCCAACCTTGAAGAAAACCTTATAGATGCTGTTAACCGTCTCCGGTGGAAACAATATTCCGTGGGACGTATGAGAGAGTTTTATGAATACTTCCCAAAGAAACGAATAATTGTCGCACTTCCATTCGCTGACCGTGTTATTAATTGTGCAGCTTATAATGTCCTGTGGCCAATCTACAGACGCTCTTTTTATGAACACAGCTATGGCAGCATCCAGGGGCGCGGCCCGGTAAAAGCTGCTGCTCAATTGCAGTATTGGATGCGCCTGGTACAGTATAAACCTCAGAGATGGTGGATTGGTAAGGCAGACGTTGCAAAGTTCTTTTTCCGGATTCCTGTCGAAGTTCAGCTCCGGGAACTCGGCAAACCTCTCGATGATCCTGACATGATGTGGTTCCTGGAAACTGCTATCAGAGCTGACGGCCGTCCGATGGGACTACCCTTGGACTGTGCCGATGTCTTTGAAGCTGAACGGATCATGGGGATCGGAATGCAAGTAGGTTCTCTCATATCTCAAATGACGGCCAATGTTGTTATGACACCGGTGGATCATTACATGAAGCGTGAGGTCAGAATTCCTTACTACATCAGGTACATGGATGATATGATACTGATGGCGCCGAGCAAACAAGAAGTAAGGGAAGCTATCGAACTGCTCGACAACTACCTGCAGGAGAATATGGGTTTGCAGCTCAATAACAAGACGGCCATCATGCCATATGATGCGGGTGTTGAGTTTGTCGGAAAGCGTATTTGGCCGCACAAAATCGAGATCCGTAGAAGCACTACCCTCCAGATGAAACGGCATCTCAAGTATGTCATGGAGCATTACGCCAAAGGTGAGTTGTCATTAGAGTACGCCAGGAGCGTTCTTTTCAGTTACCTCGGCCTAATGAAGCATAGTAACTGTGATGCCTTACGAAAAAAGATCCTGGAGTGGTATGTTCTCGTAAGAAAATCTGAATAAAATCAAAAAAATCATTAAAGCGATCCTGGAAGCAGGGTCGCTTTTTTGATGTGCGGACGGAGGACGATATATGAGCGAAATAGCAATATTGTCAACAGTACTTGGTATTTTAGGAACGGTATGTACCATGGTATTCGGCTATGCCGCTTACAAAAGAAACCATCGGGTAGACAGCGAAAATGAAGGCAGGGAGACCGGGACAATCTTGACGGAAATCGGCTATATAAAAGCTGGCGTGGATGACATCAAGCGCAAACAGGAAAAACAGGATGAAAGGCATCTGGAAATCATCTCCCGTATTACAGCTGTGGAGCAATCGGCCAAGCAGGCGCATCACCGGATCGATAGGCTTGAAGGTAAAGAGGCTCATCTGTAGCATAAGGAGGCGAACAGTATGGGCAGGAAGCATAAAAAAGCCAGGAAAAAGAAACTGGAATTCTCAAAGATTATATTCATCTGCGTATCAATCGGCACTATTTCAGTGGCCGTTTTTTCTTGCGTCATGATTTGGAGGACCGGGGATCTTTCCCCTCTGGCCTACTTGATACCTTCTGTGTTCGCGGAGTTAGCAACCGCAACAGGTTTCTACTACCGCAAGGCCCAGAGAGAGAATGAGTTAAAGATACCTCATTATCTCGCGCAAAATACAAACGACAATGAGGCCCCGGCTGCCGATGAAAATATTTAATGGTTAGGAG